GCAGGAGGTAACAATGCGAGCATGGTACAAAATTAAAGATATAGGCAACAAAACCGGCGAGATTTCCATTATGGATGAAATCGGCGGTTGGGGCATCACAGCCAAAGAGTTCACGAACGATCTTAAAGCATTGGGGAATGTTGATACGCTGAATGTAATCATCAATTCTCCCGGCGGCTCAGTATCAGATGGTAATGCCATCTATAATGCACTCAAGAAGCATGACGCGGCGGTGAACGTATCTATTGAAGGCGCAGCTTATTCAATGGGTTCAGTAATCGCTATGGCTGGTGACACTGTAGGCATGGCAGAAAATGCCGTGATGATGGTTCACGATCCATTATCGGGTGGATATGGCAATGCGGCTGAACTTCGCAAACTTGCCGATGTTCTGGATACGTTCAAAGCTGGTCTTGTGTCTGCCTATGTGAAGAAGACAGGCAAAACAGCCGATGAAATCAGCGCAATAATGTCAGAGGAAACATGGTTTACAGCGCAGGATGCGGTTGATGCCGGATTTGCTGACACTATAACCGATGCTGTTGAAGTATCTGCCAGTTTCGACCTTTCAAAATTCAAAAACATGCCGGAGTCGATCCTTGATCGTATTACGGCACCAATTTCGGCCAAGGCTGAAAAAAACCCGGTCAGTGGTCGGGAATCCCAAGAAAGAGGTGATAATATGCCAAATGTAAATGGCAAGGCCACTGATAATACAGTGGACGTAAAGGCAATCGCTGCCGAGGCTAAGGCCAACGCATTGAAAGCTGAAAAGAAACGCTGTGATGATATTCGCGCAGTGTTCGGAAGTTTCGAGGCGCATAGTGAAATTATGACTGAATGCCTGACCGATCAGAGTGTTTCGGTTGATGCTGCAAGTCAGAAATTGCTTACAGCTCTCGGTGCTGATTCTGAACCTATTGGCGGCAGTCACGTTATTATCGGTGCTGATGTGACTGACAAGTTCCGTGAAGGTGCTGTCGCTGCATTGCAGATTCGTGCTGGCATGCTGAAAGATGATGGCGCTAATGAGTTCCGTGGAATGACTTTGGGCGATATGGCTCGTTGTTCTTTGGATATTCACAACGTATCTACCAAGGGCATGCGCCGACTGGACATCGTGGGTGCTGCATTCACGCATTCCTCTAGTGACTTCCCTTTCCTGTTGGAAAACACGATTGGTAAGAAATTACAGGCCGCTTATGGTGTCGCTGCTGAAACGTGGCGCGATTGGTGCGCAGTTGGTTCTGTTCCTGACTTCAAGGTGAATAGCCGTATCCGTATGGGTTCGTTTAATTCTCTTGATGTTATTGAAGAGAACGGCGAATACACCAATGGCTCTTTCGGTGAAGAGAAAGAGACAATCCAAGCGCAGACAAAGGGCAAGATGATTTCGCTGTCCCGTCAAATGATTATCAATGATGATCTGAACGGATTTATGCGTGTTGCTGCCCTGATGGGTCGCGCTGCCGCTCGTACTGTTGGTAATGATGCTTATGCAATCCTTACCAGCAATCCTACGATGAATGACGGTGTCGCTTTCTTCCATTCGAATCATAACAACCTTCCTATAGCCGCAGCTCCTACAGTTGTGTCTGTTGGTGCTGCTCGTTCGGCTATGCGTTTGCAGAAAGACCCTGATAACAATGACGTACTGGATATTCGTCCTAAGTATATCCTTGGCCCAGTAGCCCTTGAAGATACTCTGAGCGTATTGATGCGTTCTGAGACTGATCCGGCACAAGCTAACAGCCGTAAACCGAATGCCGTGCGTAACGCTGCACAGGTGATCACTGATCCTCGACTGGATACCGCATCATCTAAAACATGGTATCTGATTGCTGACCAGAACGAGGCCCCTGCTGTTGAGGTTGCATTCCTTGATGGGGTTGATACTCCATATCTGGAAAGCTCACAGGGTTTCACTGTTGATGGTATTCGCTGGAAAGTCCGTTTGGACTATGGTGTATCCGCTATTGATTGGCGTGGTGCATTGAAGAACGCAGGCGTATAACTGAATAGTAGGGGTGGCTTCGGCTGCCCCTTCATTTTATAAATAAGGAGAAAGATAATGGCTAAGAATTTTATTGAAGATGGCGATGTCATCACTGTTACCGCGCCTGCCGCTGTAACGTCTGGCAATATCGTACTTGTCGGGACTAACCTGTTCGGGGTTGCGCTTGGCGATGCTGCGAACGGCGCCCCAGTAACGATTATGATTGAGGGTGTATTCTCAGTCGCAAAGACGTCCGCACTGGCAATCGCTGTTGGCGATATTGTGTATTACCATAGCGCCAGCGGTCTTGTTGATAAGACTGCGACGGGCGGTAAATCGGTTGGTGTGGCTGTAGCCGCAGCAGCTAACCCGTCCGCAACCGTAAGTATCCTGTTACAATCAGGACTGTAAAAAGATTGGGGCTTCCTTCGGGGAGCCTCTTTTTTAATGGCACCAACCATCAAAAAGGAGTTTTAATATGGCCATAGATTTCAATGCAGATTTAGCAGCCATATTGAATACCAATGAGTTAGGAAAGGCCGCATTATATGAGGCTACGATTGCAGGTATTCCGGTTTCCAGTGCCACCATAAACGGAATATTCGAGAATGATTATTTTGAAGTAGTTGGTGGTGATGGCGTACCTGAGTCGAGCCAGCCAGCCTTTTTATGCAGGCAGATTGATGTTGCCGGGGTACACCACGGCGATTTTCTCACAGTTAATTCAATCCGCTACACGATAGTTGGTAATAAACCATACACCGGCGGCATGACAGCGCTGCCGCTTGAGGCCCCATAATGCACGCACGCAAACAGATAAGAGATGCCGTTGTTGCCACACTTACAGGACTGACCACGACTGGGCAGAATGTATTTGCAGGAAGGGTTTACCCATTGCAATCAAGCGAATATCCGTGTCTGCTGGTCACAACTTCTGGTGAGAATGTTAATATCACAACACAAGATGGCATTATGGAAAGGCTGCTTACGCTATCCATTGAGGCGCGTGTAAAGGCCACTGCGGCCATTGAGGACATGATTGATACCATATCATCAGAAGTTGAAACGGCCTTGTTAGGCACGTTCCCAGCTAACGTACAGGTATCAGAAATGGTGTCTGTTCAGTTCGGCATATCAGGTGAGGGCGATCAGCCATTTGCATTCGCAACAATGGCGTTCCAGTTCACATATTACACGAAAGAAGGTTTACCGGAGGTTATAATATGAAGATGTATCATGGCGATACGATGATCGATGTTCATCCCAGCAAGGTAGAGCAGTTGGAAAAGAACGGCTGGAGTAAGACCCCGCCTAAGAAGAAAGCAGCACCTGCCAAAAAGGCAGTAGCTTAATACAAGAAAAAACAACACAAGGAGAAGAACAATGGCTGTAAAAACAGGTAATGCCGGTGTCGTAAAAGTCGGTGTAAATGTAGTGGCTCAGGTCACTGGATGGAGTTATGACGAAACTCCGGTGGGTCAGATTGCACATCAGGCTATCGGTGATACTGCCGTTACGCATATCGCATCAGGAGTGTTGGATGGCGCAGGCTCAATTAACTGCATGGTAGATATTGCAGACACAACCGGCCAGGGCGCATTGACGGCTGATGCAGTAGTCACACTTGAACTACACCCACAAGGCACGGCAATTGGTTTACCAAACTTAATCGGATCCGTATTGATCGGCGCAGTCAATCAATCTGGTGCAATCAATGCTCTGTTGCCGATCACGTTCGCATATACTGGTAAGCTAACAGCAGGAACTAACTAATATGGATTTACTCCATAAGAGTGCAAAGGAGAGCGGTTACATTGTAACCGCTAACCCCTTTGACGGATTATTCAAAGCTAGTTTAATTGACACCCAGACAGGTGATAAGGGCGCGACCCGTAAACTGGTCGAGATGATTTATCTGGCAGTGGATGAAGATGCCGTGACTATTAAGAAAAACGGCAAGGATTTCACAGCGGAAGATGTCAGAAACCTAGATCAATTCAAAGCAGATGAAGCTAAGGAGTTGTATATCCTCGGCGGTTTGATCGAAGATGTCATCATCACCACTGAAGAAACAAAAAAAAAGTAAGACAGGCATCAAGGGCATGGATTGCAGGGAAGCATTGCAGCACATGCCCTGATGCATTCTTAGGGCGGCCACCTGAAGGTGGTTGCTTTGAAGAGAAGGCGTGGGATGGCATAGAAGTTTATGACCATTGCCCTGTTCAGGATTATCGTGAATGCGATATGATATTCACTGCATATAGACGATATTCTGATGGGTTCCTGCCTACAGATGGCGGCTCTCTTGAACAGCCGTATAAGTTAATGGAAATGATCGACATAGTAATTGAAGAAAGACAGCAATCTGATTCTAAAGGGGTAAGCCGTGGCAACTAATGTACTGAGTATGCTTATCAACATTAAGAATGCCGATGGTGCTGTAATTGGCTTAAACAAAGTCGCTGGCGCTACCGATAAGGTAGGCAAAACCGCAAATGTCGCGGGTAAAAGAGTTGGAGCATTCGGCAAAGAAGGTATAACGGCTGGCAACTCCATGAAGAACCTTGCCGGTTCCATTGCGATTGTTCAAGGCCCATTGGGGCCGGTATCAGGTAGGTTGAGTGCATTGGGCGCAGTAATGGGCAGGCTGAATGTTGGCGCATTGGCGCTTACTGCGGGCTTTACCGTAATCGGCGTCGCACTTTCTAAATTTTTGGGTTCTGCTAAAAACTACGAATCACAGATGGGCAAACTCAATGCCATAATAAAAGCTACGGGGGGAGCTGCGGGATTGACCGCAGATCAGATTGACAGGTTATCCGTAAGACTCGCTGATGCCACATTGGCAAGCACCCAAGGCGCACGCGAAGCAGCAGGCGCATTGTTATCGTTCCGCTCGATTTCTGGCGATACGTTCAAGCAAACATTAAAACTCGCACAAGATTTAGCTGCCACGTTCGGAGGTAGCCTCAAAGATAAAACATTACAAATTGCCAAAGCGTTAGAAGACCCTAAAAGGGGATTGGATGCGTTAAGGCGCTCAGGTGTGATATTCACACAGACTCAGAAAGACATGATTGCCGTAATGGTGGATGCTGGCGATAAGGCTGGCGCACAGAAGATAATCCTTGCCGAATTGAACAAAGAAGTTGGCGGTGCTGGTGTAGGTGCTGCGAAGGGGCTTGCAGGGGCGGTTGATAGCCTTTCAGTAGCATGGAATAGAATGTTTGAGTCATTGAGTAAAAACTCAACTTTCATAAAGATTGCATCGGTAGTAATAAATGCATTCACTGATGACCTGATGCGGCTAACAGATGCGTTAGACCCCAAGAGTATATCAGCAATGGGT